AATCCGCTCTTCGAGCGACGGCTTGTGGCCGGGGGGTGGCGCACTTCGAGCCGGGGCAGCAGCACTCGTAGTCAAGCGCGCCTGCCGGGCCTGCTGGACTTGAGCCGCACGAGGATCAACCTCGGGGGTGTTGGGCTGCTGGGTGGAGGACTGCTGTTGTTGGACGTAACCGTGGGCTGCGTTGTACCGTTCCGCCCACTGGCCGTACAACGGCATCAGATAAGCGTAGGTATCAGCGTTAGCGTCGTTGGCTGCCTGTTGAAGGGTTGGCGGGAGAGAGTTCAAGAACTCATTCCACGGACTCCAACCCGTCTTGGGATCAACGTAGTCAAGAACTTGAAGTGCACCGGGGACCATCTGCTCCAAGCGATTGCGTTCGGAGTTAACCACCATCTCGAACTCTTGCTTGGCGATCTTGGCTTTCAGTTCTTCCACAGTCGAGAGGTCTACCTGCGGAACCGCAGCAAGCAACTGCTGCTGGGTTTCGACAAGAGCATCTCGGGTCAGTTCGAGAAGATCGGCTAGCTCGGGGTCAGTCCCCTTGACTCGTGCGATCTTATCGGTTAGCTCTTGAATCTTACGAGCGTTCGCGGTCTGCGTGTTAGCTGGAGTAGCGGTCGGGTTCGACGGCTGGCTAACCGCTCCATCGCGGAGTCGTTGTTCAAGTTGTTCGCGCTGTTTGCGCTCTTCTTCGTACTTCTTCTGGAAAGCGGTCTGACGACCAATCTCAGAACGATACCGCTGCTCGTGGTACTCGCGAGCTTTACGCTCTTGTTCGAGCCGCTCTTCGACAATCTTACGAACAGACGGGTCAAGGGAGTGGAGCCAGTCCTCGTTCGGGTTACTCGGTTCACTTTGGGAAGTTGCGCCTTCCTTGGCGCTTGTGCCGCCTTCCGCTGGAACCGTCGTGGATTGGTTCGCTTCGGTGTTCGCGGGAGGAACCTCCGGCTCATCTACCTTTACGCTACTTTCAACCCCACCACCACCACCGAGGAACTTCTGCAACTCTTCTTCAACCTTGGCAATCTCTTCAAGGTTGTTTGAAAGGAGAACCTGCTCGTACTTTTCAGCAAGCTGATTCTGAAGTTCTTCACGGGAAAGCTCCGCTGCGGGAGTGTCCGGTGATTGGGACTGATTGTACTGTTGTTCAGTCTGATTGTCAATAGTGTCGCTCATGTTTCTTGTGATCCTTTTTATTAGCGGCCCGAATGGGCGGCTTGGACGGTTACGAGGGGGTTAGTTGTAAGCCTTCTCAAGAGCTTTCTTGAGCTTGCTAATCTCGTCCCACCGCCCTCGTAACTTGTCGGTGTAAGACTGGTCGCCGTCCCGAAGGACGGCGTTTACCACTTGCTGCTCATGTTCTTCCAGTAGCTTTTTGATCCACCGGAAGGTTCCGCTATCAGGGTCAACGTAATGACCATCCACCTCTTTTGCCATTAGACACCCGATCCTGTTTTAGCCTTGAGTTGCATTTCCTCGCGCATAAGTGCTCGTTCCGAAGCACCTTCAGCGGCCGAGATACCAGCAAGGAACCGCTCGGTTTCATCCGCCATGTTCTGTTTCTCAAGCTGGGCAATGACCTTGGCTCGGTCTGCTTCACTACGGGCCGCAAGCTGAAGCACAGCGATCTCACGCTCAGTCTGGACTTGAAGCACCCGGCTTTGAGCATCAAACTTACGAGCCTCAATCTGCTCAAGGTTAACCATCTCCTCCAAGCGAAGTTGCTGGAGTTGTTTGGTAGACTCGAACTGGAACTTCTCTCGCTCGAATGCCAGACGCTCTCGTTCCATTTCAACACGACTACGCTCAATTTCCAGCTTAACTTGGTTCGGATCGGGAGGCTGAGGCTGTTGAGCACGCTCTTGACGAATCTGCTCCACTTGCTCAGGGGTACGAATGATCCCCATCTCAGGTAGACGCATCATCGTAAGGCGAGCGCGGGTCATGCTACTCTGGTCAACGTGGTCAGCCAGCTCCGGGTTCTGGGCCGCTTCAACCGACAACTTCTCAAGGTTGGCAATCTGGATTTGCTTGTTGCGCAGTTCGGTAGAACTACGAACATCCACCTCGAAGTCGAAGTTAGCGAACTCAGGCCGCAGGTTGTACTGAATATTCCAGTGGTACATACGATCAATCAGCTTCTGGGTGATGTAGTCATCCCAGCTTTCAGCCTTCATATCGGTGACAATCGTGGCTGCTTGCTGGAGAATCGCCATACCAGTGGCTGAGTCACCACCTACCTGAGCACCGCCCATCCCGCCTGCAATCAGGTTGATACCCGACTCTTCTTGTGCCCATTGCTGAGCAAGCTGGAGAAGAGGCATCAGAGAAGGCGTAACGTTAGCCGGGACAAACTCCTTGAACACTTGCGAGACATCTTGCAAGGTCGAGTCCGTCACGTTAAGAATCATGTGTGGGCGGAGGGTCCAGTCACCGCCTTGCGGCTCAACGTAGTCCTTGTTAACGATGATGATCGGACCCGACGAGATACTTGCATTATCAAGTATCATGTGCAGAGTAGACGTGTGGATACGCTGGCTATCCTCCATCTCGATGGGAAGACCGAACCCAAACGGACTGTTCGGGTCTTTCTCCCACACACAAGCCATGTAGGGTAACTCGTAAGCTCCTTCAATGGCCTCCAGAGAAGCTCGGATAACCCGACCGTTACACACCCACACCTCGCCCATGTAAGAGTTACCAAGGCTGTCGTAGGTGGGTTGCAGGCCAAGTGCGTTGGCTTGCTCAACCGAGATAGGTCCGTTGTACTCGATGACGACGTACTTGTGCTTGAGGTAGTTCTCACCCGAATCGGTCTGAGCACGCACATCCGCAAAGAACTCAGCGTTGTACTCATCCGGTCCGTTCTTCAACAAATCACGGATAGCGTCGTCGAAGAAACCCTCGGACGTAGCCAGCTTGGCGAACTGAGTCTTGGACATCGGATGGATTTCGATAGCCCACTCTGCATCACAAATATCATTGACCGTCGTATCCGGGTAGAACATCCACGGATCAACACGGTAGACTTCGGGAGCGGGAATCGTCTCGTACACGGGAATTGCTACGAGAGAACCATCAGGCGCTTGCGTGGATTGATACACACGCTTGGGCTTGAGGCTGGGGACTGGACCTTTGAGGACACCCGTGCCAAGACGAACCATATCGGAGATCGCTTGACGGGCTTTGGGTCCGTACTTGGTAGCGCTCAGTTGATCGTAGATTTCTTGCTCAAGGGCTCGGGATGCATTCGCCGCGAGAGCGGGGTCTACGTCAGGCCGGGGACTAGGTTTGATATCCCAGTTCTTGTCTCCCCCGGAGAACTGCTGAGACCAAATCTGAGCCTCGGCAATCTTGCACTTTTCTGACACAAGGTTGTGATCCGGCCGAACCCGGTTGACCCCTTGCGTGTGTGAGTCGATAGTATTACCGCGATTCGAACTCTTGTTCCCTAGGAGTAGGCGTGTTCCTCGTCGCCACTCTTCTTCTTTTGTGTTACGGTCGGAGGAAGCGAGTCGCCATTTCTCTTCGATAGAGTGAGCCAACCCGTCAAGTAGCTGACGGCGTTGGTTATCGATGGCTTCCGCTTCCTCTTGAATCCGCATCATTTCTTCGGGGCTAAGTTCGATCTCGGCAACGATGACTGCATCTACGGGGGCTTCCCTAGATGTCATACTTGCGGCCTGATCCATTTAATGATTGCCCTCCTTGGCGGGAAATTGGGGGTTGTTTGGCGTGTTTAAGGCCCATAACGGCGTACCTCAAGGCGTCCAAAAGATGGTCGTTTTCCTTGATAATACGGCCTTTTTGGTCCCTTCGATAAACCACGTACTCTTTGGAAAGCTCGGAAAGGCTTCGGAAGAACTTCAATCGGCCTGTAGCCAGCATTTCTTGCATTGTGTAGATACCTGCCTCCACTGCGTTGTCAGCGGGAAACAGTTTTACACCCATGTCTCGGTACATGTTGAACAGTTGCTTGCCGTCTACCTGCGATCTTCCTCGGGAAGCTGGGTCGATTGCAACTGGAATCCAGTCACCACGTCCTTTGACCGCAGTTGCGTGGACAATTGGCTCTGCTTGGCCTCGTTTGTACTCGGAAATGACAAACACTTCCTTGGTATCGGGGTTCTCAGCCAACCAAATGCAGGCGGTGTTGTTCCAACCCACGTCCATACCAGCAATTTTCTTCCAGTGCTTCGGAATATCGAAGTCTTTGACGAGGATTTCTTCAAGCGGGATGGTGTAGATCGTACCTGAGCCCATAGAAGGTAGACCCTTAGAACGAGATTCCTTTAAATGGGGAGGAGTGGCGTCCAACATACGCTTCTTGGCGTCTTCAGTGAGCCATTTAGCATCATCCCAGCCTGCGATGATGACTGCCTTAGAGGTTCCCTCCGTCTTTTCGATGGAGTCGATCTCACCTTTTCGCAGTCGTTCCTTGGCTTGTTCCTCAGCATCCTCTCGGGATAGCTTTACAATACCCGGAATCTCAGAACCACGGGGAAGGAAGTCAGCGTTGTTGTAGAAAGAAAGGACGAGAGGGGTTAGACCAGCCAGAGGAGTAGCAGTGACGTACAAGATACCGTTGGTGGTCATCGTACGAAGGTATGCCTCGGAGTAAATATCAGCCGGAGGCAGCTCATCCATCCACACAAAGTCTTTCTGTGTTCCGTAGAACGAAACAATACCCTGCTCTGAGGATTTAAAACCAAGGCGACTTGTGCCACCAGATACATGCTTGACCAGAACGTAGTCAACTGCGCCACCTGAGTTCGGTCGGTACACAACCTTCTCAATCCGGTCAGCGGGAATCATCCCGGTGCCCATCTTACCGATGTCGCCAAGCAACTCTTTCTGCACGATGTCTCGGCAGGTTTCCTTGTTATCGCCTACAGCCCAACCATCGGTGGGCTTATCGAACTTACGTCCAGGCCACCAATCCGGGTATTCCCCGAGAAGATGGCAAGCGGTCTGGAAAGCTCCGGCAATGGTCTTGCCGCAACGATTCGCCGCAGAGAAATACGTTTCTTGATAGTCCCTGCTAGCCGAGAAAAAGGCGTAGTGTTTTGGGAGATTCTCAATACCGTACGGAGTACCGGGGATAAACCACCTCACCCAGCCACTCAGCTTCTCAGCTTCCTTTTTCGCTTCCAGCGTTTCCAGCAACTCAATCAGGTGTTGAGTATCGTCATCAACGTCCAATTGAATCGGCTTATCAAGGTCAACGCTATCAACCTTGAACACCATCGTGTCATCAAACCCCAGCTTACTCGTCATCCTTCACAACCTCCCCTTCAATAGCCTTCGGGAGAAGCTCAGGCATGTACGCTTGAATACGTTTGATGAGTTCTTCCTTGGAAACCTCGGCACTAACCGATAGTTGCTTGGTATTCTGGTCGATCTTATCAGCCCATCCGTACAGATGACCCATACGGGCTTTGTACAGCGTGGTGTTGAAATCTTTGTTCTCTAGGTTCATTCGACCTTGGCGCATGTTCCACGACTCAGCGATGTCATTACCGCGCTCAACGAGTTCTCGGAACGCAGGGTTTGTTTGACACAACTGAGCGAACTGTCGCTTGGTCATTTCTAGATGTTCGGCTACTTCCACATTCGTGTAGCCTTGCTTGTAGAGGTCAATGACCTCCTTGGCTGTAAACTCCTTAGCCACACCTGATCTCCTTATCGAGGAAACGGCCGAAAGGCCGAGGGTTGTTAGCCCCCGGCCCCGGCGATAAACATCAACCCAGCTTAACCAACACACCCTCATAGGTAAGGATCGCCGGAGGCGGCGGACTAAACTGGGGAAGAGGGTACACCACCTCACTCTTAACCACAGCCTTGAACTCCAGAGCACCATCCGGTCGTCGATTAAACTCAATCGAGCCCGCTTCAACATCCACCTTGTTACGAATCGAGTCCATAAACCCACTAGCCTTCGGCTGGTTGAGAAGGAACGTCAATTCGCTACGGTTGCTTGCACCAACCAACCAAACTTGCTCACCACGTTCGTTGAACGAATAGATGGCAACCGAGTGAGTCTCCTCACCGAAGTTGTTGATGAACACACCGTACCCCGACTTCTCGGGATTGTACCACACACCAGAAATATCCACAGTAGGACTTGACTTCTTTGACTTCGCCATACGCTTGTGTAGCTCCTAGTCACGGTTGATGGGGTTGAGCGGTAAGGTGCTTTATTTGACCGGGCACTTGCTCAAGGTGAACGACCAAAAGATACGGATCACCTCCTTTGCGGGTACTACTTTCTACTAGTCGCTCTTCTTAAGCATGAAGTAAATACCAAGAAGAGTAACGCCAACGAAAAGCAAAGACAACCATTCATTTAGATGCGCCACAGGCGCGAGTCCCTCCTTTACCGCTTCGAGTTGAGCGGCTTGGGTAAGGGCTGCACCACCGGC